CCATGAACCGCAGTTTTACCTGCTCCATGGTGTCCTCTTTCAACTGGTAGATCTCATACTTCATGTGAATCTTCCTTTCCTTGGTTTGCGGTGTTGGTTCCCGCGACCGTCTTCGTGATGCCGCGAAAATGGTTTCGGCCGATACCAGCGGCCATCATCAGGCGGGGTTATTTATTCCAGTTACGCCCTGCGCCGAGAGTGACATCTCGGACTTCAAGAATTCGGGCGTCCGTGTGTGTCTTCTTGAAATCCCGGATTGCTTCAATCATCGCTTCGTCTTCAGTGGGCTTCCAAGACTCCACCGTGCTGAAATGAATCTCTCCGTCCTTGGTCTGATGCTTAATCAGGATGTCCATCGCTTAGTCCTCCTCAACGACCCAGCCGGCGCAATAGCCGTGGTTGCGAAGCCTTGCCTTTGCAAGTGCTTCATCGAACGTCCGGGCTCGAACTCGGACAGGTGGCAGGTCGCCGCCCACGATTTCCCATGTAGCCATGGGCGCTACAAACTTCACCATGTGGTCCTCCCTCAGCTCCTGCTATCCCGCCGGATGCTCAAAATCTGGTCGTTGTCTCCGAAGCTCCGTTCCTGCAGGTTCTCGATGTCGTAAATCAGGAACGCAAGAATCAGAGCTTCCCGTGTGCAGCGCTTCCGCTCCCGGAACGTGTACGGCGTCTTGGCTTTTAACAGCCGCTCCGCCACATCGTCCACAATGTCCAGCGTGGTGGTGTAGGTCTGCGGAGCCGCCGGACCGCGGCCATGCGAGATGTACTCAACAAGAAGTCTCATTCGTCCTTATCCTCCTCTCCCTCGGTAACGCTGTCCATCTGGACGCTCCCGTAGGTGTAGCCGTTGTCGTTGCGAATGTAGACGGGCTGGTCTTCGTCGTACTGGCTCAGGATGTCAATCAACTCCCCCACCGTCATGGTGTCGTGGCACTGGCTGGGAGAGTACCCATCCCGGCGGCTGTCAATGTAAACATTCGTCATGGCTCAAACCTCCTTCCGAACATCCAGCAGCTCCATGCTGCCGTAAACGCAGTGCTCGGTGATCTCACGCGCTCTCTTGCGAGCGGATGCAATGGACACAGCCGTAATCTTGCGGGTGGTCTCATAACCGCCGCTCTTGAACTGGGGGTTGTGGCGGAAATAGGTTGCGATGTAAGACTTCATGTTCATAGCTCAGGCCTCCTTGACTTCAACCGTCTTGATGCTGCCGCTGGCGTACTCCCGACCACGGATGCACTCGCAAGCATTGCACAGGCGCTCTGCCTGATCTTTGAGAATGAGCACCTTGGTTTTGGGGAGCTTTGCCGGGGCGTTGAATGCTGCATCGAGCATTTCTGCCCGCTCGTCATCGACCATGACGGTCGTGCAGGCTTCGCCCTGCTCACCATCCATCCAGCCATCGTAAGTAAAAGTGATGTTTTTCATGATGTTGTCCTTTCTATCTAACAAGTGTTTCATTCATTTGTTGGATATATTATAATCCTGAGTTCTTTGGATTTCAACGCAAAAATCAAAAGTTCTTTGGATTCTATCTTTTGCACAGATTGGAGGTGTTTCCATTGTTCACTTCTTCTCAAGTTGCTGAACGTATTAAAAAGACCGCTCACGATCAAGGATTCCTCGTCAAAGACATCCTCGTAACCTGCCAGCTGAACAAGAACACGCTGTCGTCGATGAAGTCTGGTGGCTATTTTCCCCGGATGGAGGCCATCGTTGCAATCGCGGAGCATCTGGGCTGTTCCGTTGACTACCTGCTTGGTCGCACCGACGACCCTGTTCTTCATCAGTTGGATTCGTCGGCGGCGGCTATATAACGCGCGCGTCCGCGCGTGATGAAGACGATAGTCTTCATACATAATCATTAACATTAACATTTACATTAACAGCTTGTTTTGTTTGTTTTGCTTATCAAATCAAGCATTTGGTTGTTTTGCTTGTTTTCGCATGCTTCTCAAAAAAAGCGGGGCCATTAAGCCCCGCCAGAAACCACCTTGGAGATGACCAGCCGCCCTGCGAAGCACTTAAACTTCTCCGGCGAATGGAACAGCTTCTCAAAATACGTTGCGTCCTCTTCCCGCAGATCCGTGAAGTCCTCTTCATCGACTCCAACCACGAGGAATGTGCCAACAATGACGTCGTAAGGCTTGCCGCCCCTGTACAGGGCCCGGTTCGGCTTGAGGCCCATGCACTTGCCCTCCTCATTGCAGACCAGGCCCACCGGGCGGTGCGGGTCCGGGTAGAGCACCTGAATGTAGCCGCCCACAGCGTCTTGCAGTGCTTCAAGTTCGTTGTCAATGTTAATGCGTTCCGGGGCCTTTCCCGGCTCAATTTTTAATGCTTTCATGGCTTAAATCTCCTTTCCTGCCGACAGTGGCTTGCCATTCCATGCAACGCAGAACGGGTACGTATCCATCTCTGTGCTGCGGAGCCATCCGCCCTGCACGGCCATCATCGCTTCTACCCGGTACGCTTGCCGGGTGTGACTCCCCTTGATGTTCTTGTACAGCGCCCCGCCGTGAGACTTCTTGAAAGCCTTGGCCTCCTCTTCGGTTCTGAAAAACTTGTTGCAATACATAGTCAAACCTCCTTGTTGTTGAGCTGATATGCTTTGCCGCGATAATTGATGATGTGCCGATGGTCAGGCGTGCGGAACACTTCAATGCGCTTCTTGTCCACATTCTTGATGCCAAGCTTCCGGCGAATGAACCGCACCGCAATTTTGATGGTTTCAGCGTTGGTCATGTCCTCAGCCTTGCGGCTCGGCCTCTGCGCATAGCGGCTCATACGGACTTTGCTGACCGCTTCGGCGTCAGCTTCCGTCCCATAGAACTTGTCGGGATCTCCGTAGCCGCTCACCTCGTAGAACCGCTGGCTGCTGACTTGTTCCAAGCGTCCGTTCCAAATCGTGTTGACGCAATAGGCCACATCTGGCCGAATGCCCTCTTTCTCGGCCACGCGGCCAACGAACAGCTCAACGCCCTGCTTATCCCACTCCTTGGAAAAAGTACGGGCCACAATGCGGATGATCTCAGTTCCGTTGGTCAAATCGACCTTGGCCAGTTCACCTTGGCTCCCATTCATGCTTGCGGTGTTGAAGCGATACCCCCGCGCTAAGTACTTGTTCACCTCTGTCGTGAACATCTTGTTGATGTCTGAATACTTCATGGTCATCCCCCTTATCTAACAATCGTATAACCAGCATACTTGAAGTTCTTCACGAGCTCTGCCGCCTTTGCCAGATGCTCAGCGAGTTCTGCGGCCCGTGCTGCATCCATTGTTGCCCAGTCCATCGAAATAGTGATTTCAACTTTTTCACCAAACACCAAGCGGATTTCAATGGCTTCATCCAGCTCTGCGACTTGCCCTGTCAGCTCTCGCATTGCTTTGCTAAGTACTTTGTACGTTACCATTTTCATATTTTTCGACCTCCGTTGTTGTTCATGCAGTCCAACAAATGTTTGACTGTGATTATATAATAATCCAACACCTGTTAGACGACAAGACCGCAAATCTAACAAGTGTTGGATTTCAGCGTATTACACAAGATTTCAGAAAGAAAGCTGGTAAAAAGGATGACGATTACTGTCCAACGCATTGTCGATTTGATGGAACATTACGGTTCATCGGGCGCTTTTATGTCGCGCCTGTGCGGAAAAAGTAGAACCCTTGTTGCAAGCTGGCAAGCGGGAAAATCTGTTCCTACCGCTTCGGACATCGCCACTATTGCCGCCCGCTATGGCGTGTCTGAAGCCTATCTCCGGGGAGAGGTAGATTTCCCGGAGTCGAATCTTTCCGCTTTGCAGAGGCGGCTCATGGACTCCACGCACGATCTGACAGATGATGAAATGCGAAAGGTAATAGAGTACGTCCGCTTCGTCAAATTCCTGCGCGAATAACAAAAGGACAGGCTCCCAAAGAGGGCCTGTCCGCGCCATCGGTGCTCGTTACTGCTGTTTCAGCGTTTCGATGTACTCAAGCACCCGCTTGACCTGTTCCGGGGTTAAATCCTTGATTTCTTCCCGAAGAACATCATCAAGCACATTTCCATGTCTGGAGCGCTCATCCGATGCAGGCAT